TAAATAGATTATATAATGGCAGTTTCATACATAGATAGATTACAAGCCCAGGCGTACAAGGCTGGAGTTGCAAAGAATAGTGAGCAGTCTTTGGATTGGTTTAAACGCCAATTACAGGGCATGAAAACTATCAATCGTCAAAATCTTTTGAAGGATGATAATTTTAAGGCAAGAACTCGTCCATTGTCTGGTCGTATGTTTCATTTTTTCTATGATCCCAAACACAAGAAAACACTTCCTTATTACGATAGATTCCCTTTAATTTTTATGGTAGAAAAGGCAAAAGGTGGTTTTTATGGATTAAACTTACACTATTTACCCCATAAACAACGCGCTCTTTTCTTTGATAGACTTACAGAGTATTCTACAAATAAAAAATACGATTTAACTACTCGCTTAAGACTATCGTATAATCTTTTAAAAGGTGCTTCTAAATTGAAGATGTTTGGCCCTTGTTTCAAACATTATTTAAGCGAGCATGTAAGATCACGTATGGTTGAGGTACCTGCCAGCGAATGGGAAACCGTTTTGTTTATGCCAACTGAAAACTTTAAGAAAAATAATAAGAATCAGGTTTGGTCTGATTCAAGGAAAGCAATCTAATGGGATTATTTACAGACATAGCATCAGCAGTTTCACCAGGATCAATCGATAGTTTTAAATCGACAATAGGTAAGCGTGGTGGATTAGCAAAAACAAATAGATTTGCGGTGTTTATGTCACCACCAGACCAGTCTTTGCTTAATATCGATTTACAAGACATTGCGATTAGCGCGATCTCTGGCAATTTCAATGCTAAGTCATTAATAAATGACCCTCGCGATATTGGCTTATTGTGCGAAAGCTGTTCTATACCTGGAAGACAAATACAGACTATGGAGCATTCGCACTTTAGGCAAGCGGTTAAAGTACCAAACAGCTATATTAATGAAGACGTGACCTTTTCGTTTCATTTAACAAATGACTATTATATGAAAAAGATGTTTGACAAATGGACTTCTTTAGTCATTAACCCTGACACTTTTAAAGTGAATTATGATTCTGTGTATAAAAGAGATGTTACAATACAGCAGCTAAACGAAAAAGATGTACCTGTCTATGGTATAACACTTAGAAACGCTTATCCCGTGACAGCAAATTCGATTGATTTGAATAATTCAAGTGAGAACACCACGCAGAAATTGTCAATCACTATGACGTATGAAGACTTTGTACCAGAAGGAGGATTGTCCTCATCTCTTTCTGGAATTAAAAACGCGATTGGAGGAATAACCAGATTATTATAATACTATGCCATTACCAAAACTAGAAGCAAATAAATACCCGGCTGTAATACCATCAACAAATAAGACGATCGAGTTCCGTCCATTCCTCGTAAAAGAGGAAAAGATTCTTATGATTGCTCAAGAATCGAAGGATCCTTCGCAAATTTTTGAAGCGATGCAAGACATCATTAAAGCATGCACATTTGATAGTGTCGATGCAAGTGAATTAACCACGTATGATTTAGAATATCTTTTTCTTCAATTAAGAGCGAAGTCTGTAGGCGAAACTGCTAAGATTAAAATTAAATGTGAAGAGTGTGACGAGTATAACGAAGTTTCTATTAATTTACTTGATGCTAAGGTTGAATTTCCAGAAGATAAAGTAGATGAAAAGATTCAGCTAAGTGATACCGTAGGAATTATTATGCGACCAATCACAATCGCTAAATCAGAATTTCTTTCAAAAAAAGGAGATGACGATACAGATGCACTTATTCACACAGTTATCGCTAGTATTGAATCAATATATGACGATAATGGTGTTTACCAAACGGATGATACATCTGAAGACGATTTAAAAGATTTTGTTGAGTCATTGTCTCGTGTACATTTAGAACTAATTCAAAAATACCTATCTGCGCAGCCTAAACTTAAGTTAAAAGTAGAATTTAAATGCAGCAAATGCGGACATGACAACGTTAGAATACTAGAAGGATTAGAGTCTTTTTTCTAATCTGCCTTTCCCATGACTCTTTAGCCAACCACTATCAAACAAATTTTTCTATGATGCAACATCACCAATATAGTTTAACAGAATTAGATAATATGATACCATGGGAAAGGCAAATATATGTATCACTCTTGCAAGATTACATTAAAAAAGAAAACGAACGCGTAAAGAATAATAGAAATGGATAACCCAAACCAGCTCGAACTGCCAAAAGAACTTATTGAATCTCTTAAACAGGAGAAAGAGGACAACAAGAGGCGTGAAAATATCGAAAAGCTTAATGTTGCGCTTGGTGATAAGCAAAATAATCTAAGTATAGATCAAACTAATCAGCTTCGAGCTTTAAGACAGTCACTCGAATCTGATACGATGCAAAGTCTTGAAGATAAGGCAGAAGCTAATAGTGTTGCAGAAGAAACGCTAGGGCTGTTAACAGATATTAAAGATAATACTGAAGACTTAAACTTTGAATTTTCAAATGGCACAAAAGGCATCGTTGAAAAAATACTTGTATTTGGAAGGGTGCTTTTTACATCGTTTATTGGAGGTTTTATATCTGGTGCGATGAAAATTTTTCAGTTTCCTACGCTGAAGAAACTTTTTAAAAGATTTGTGCTTCGTCCTTTAAAGGCAACAGTATTTAGGCCATTTATATTATTGTTTGAAACAATTCGTAACGTTTTTAGCGCTTTAGGCGATGTTTACAAAAAAGCAGGAACAGGCAAATTTCTAAAAGGAAACACCTATAAGATTCTTGGTGCTCGAGGTATCGCGTTCTTTGAGGCGATATTTAAACGAGTTAAAAGCGTTGTTGAATTTTTAAAGATGATTGGAGGAAAGATAAAGACATTCTTTATTACACTTAAAGGTATGGGCTCTACACTTTTAACACGATTGATAACGCCTTTTACTAATATAAAGAAAGCATTCTTGGATATAATTGCAAAACTTAAACCGCTAGGAGGCGCTAAGGCAGGGCCTCTTTCAAGAATAATAGGTTACGTAAAAAACCTGGGAGGATTAATGACCAGGTTCTCAGGATTATTTAGAGTGCTTGGATTTGCTATGGGTAAACTCCTTTGGCCTGTAATGATGGTTATTGATGCAATAAGAGGAATGATACACAGTTTTAAAACAACAGAGTTCACAAATCCAATAGCAAAAGGTATAGACATGATACTTACGGGAATTGGATTCGCGGTAGGTGGATTTATTGGTGGTATTGCTGACCTATTAAAAGGTATGGTGTCATGGGTCGCAGAAAAATTAGGATTTGAAGGTTTATCAGAGTGGTTAGATAGCTTTAGTATTAGAGAAATGATTGAAGAAGGTTTTGGCATGATGGCAGAATTTTTCTCGACGCTATTTACTGACTTTGTACCAGCACTAATAGCTGGTATTAAAGCGGCGGCTATTCCTGGCGGAGATAGTTTTACTGACGCTTTCAACGAGAGACTGGCGCTAGGAGCTGAAGGATATAAAGAAGCGCTGGAGAAAAGCAAGCAGCCAGCAAATGAATTGAGCTCTGTAGAGCTTTTGAAAGAGAAGAGAGAACTTGAAGAGGAAATAGCACATCAAATAAGAGAGGTTAATAAAGGCGATGAGTTAGGTGGTCTTATTGGATTCCAATTTAATAGAAGAGAAAGAATAGCTGAACTTCGAAAAGAAATCGAAGGAATAGATGTGCAAGTGGACGCCAACCTCGCCGCAATGGATGCGAGGACTGCTGAGATTAATACAGAGTCGTCTACAGTTGGTGCGCAAATGGAAGCAACTCAGAATGATACGCTTGACGCGAAAGAGGCAAAGGTTAACATCACACCTGTAATTACTACGACTGACGCTTCAACAAATACTAGTAATATCGTAAGCACTTCAACTAATCAGAATTCACATATGGATAGAACGATGGGAATGGGATTAGGTAATATGCTTTTGCAATAAATATATAAAAAAGAGGTGGCCAATTAAGACCACCTCTTGAACCGTTAGGAATTAGCTCACCCCTATTATCTTAGGACTTGCTTACCAGCGAATTAACTTTGGGCGAGTTTTGCGAAGTACGATAACGTATCTTCATCAGATTCACCTGTATTACTTTCACTTGAGCTTGTCGGGGCTACTGCTTCCACCGAAGACTCAACTGAATTGGGCGTCACCGGTTCCTTAGTTGTATTCAACTCAATATGTTGTTCGGTAGTAAATGTATTTGCTACATCTACTTCGCCAATTACTTCAAAGAGTTTCTTCTTCAAATCAGCGTATGACTTGTAGTTATCTGGATCAGTGAATTCACTAAGCTTATGAAGTTGGTTATATACCGCTTCAAGCTGTGCTTCATCGCCATCAAACAATGCAGTAGCTGAATCAAATTCAGACTTATCGTAGTTACGATATCCTTCAACTTGACGAATCTTAAGCTTAAAGTTTGCACCACCCCAAAAGTCAAATGGATTGACTGGAGTTTCATCAGCAAACTGAGGTTGCATTACATCCATGATCTTGTCCATGATTTTCTTACCATACTCATAAAGGAATACCTTACCTTCATTTTCAGGATTAGCAGAATCAGAAACAACAAGAATGTTGGAGACGTGGTGTAGACGACGCTTACGCTGACGTGCAATTTCCTTGTCTTCATCACGGCCTGTATTCCAAAGCTGTGAATTCAATTCTGACACCGGGTCTTGTTGACCAATAGAAGTCAAAGACTTTTCGATGTACCAACGACCAGTGCTACCTTTAAAGCCATGATCCCAATAACGAACCCAAGGCAAGTCTTCACCTGCTCCGGCCGGAAGGAATCGAATAACAGCGTATCCGTTTCCTGCTTTATCTACGGTAGGTTTCCACATACGGTCATCTCCATAGCTTTTCTTTTCATTATTACCAGCGCCTGCTGCGACTAGTTTGGAAATCGCATCATTGCGATTTTGTTTCATATCTGCGAAGGACATATTATTTTATCTTTCTTATTTTATATTATTAGTATTACAGTGTATTAACAATGTATAGGTTAGTTACAAGATCTATACTACCATAAGTTTACTAATTAGTAAAGGTATTTAATAGCTTTTCTTTTAGTTTAGCTCGTGGCAGTGGATTTTGCAAATTTTGTGTCATGATTGACTTATATTTTAATAGTAAGTCGATCAAGTCTTTATTTATACCTAGAGGATCACTTAAATCACTCTTCAGGCGGCCAAGGAAATTAACCATTATATCTACCAGCACCACAGATTCAATCTGAATCTCGTCAGTCCTGAGTGATTCTAAAAGCGGATTTGTGGTGTTGTTATCAGAGGTTATGCACAATTGATTAAACGAGTACCCCTTTTCAGACATAAATTTCATATCTTGTGATAGCATATACGTTAACTTATCGTAACGTGCAACGTAATCACTATAAATTTTATCAGACATATCGCCAATCCATACGCCTGTATTTTGAATAAGATTAGACGTAAAGTAGTGTATTAGTTTTTCCTTGGTAAATCTTCGTGAAAGTTTCTCAAAAAAGTATCTATCGCGTCGACGTTCAAATGTATCACGCCTTACTGCAGTTCTATAGTTATACTTTACTGCATCGTAATCAGAAGTAAAATGTAACTTAAGAGATTGGTAGATTTGATATGTTTGGTATCCGTCCATTAATTGAAATTCAGTTCTTTATGGTTATTCATTTTACTGTAAGGTAATATACGCCTGGCTCATTCTCATCCGCTTTAATTTTTGTAACAGTTAAGCCTTCTAGGTCTTTATGTATATTACCAAGCATTGTGCCAATAGCGATATATGGTCCACCACTTGGGTCAACGTGATGAAAGGCTCCATCATCATTTCGAGAACATCCAACATGCTCAACGTCCTCAAAGGAATACTCAATACAATTCTTAGCAATCATGGTAAATTTTCTTTCATCACCATACCGACTTTTAACTACAATTGATTCATATAAATCCGGTTCATATACACCAGAATGAATATCTTTTTCTTTCATCCAATCAATCATAGAATTATCATCATCATGATCGGCGTTATCATCTGGATAAAGATGCTCGGTCATTTCTCGACCCGTCTCAAAGAAGCACTCACCTACTGAATGTGGGTGATAGCCAGCGGCAATGCACAGACCGTACAACTGATCAGCAAGTGTACTCATATCAATTGAATCGTAATTACTTTCATAAGTAAACTTTTCTTCGTGGTGTTCTATTGTAATTTTCATAATATAATTATACCATAGTTTAGTTCTTTTGTAAACTATTCAATTTATTCAATTCCTTCTGCAATACCCTTGCGTTACTTAACCAACATGCTCGATCATCTGCTAATGATTGAACCCGTGCACATAATGCATGGTCATCAGTCTTATAGACCGCTTCATCACCATATGCATCTTTCCAAACTTGGTTTATCTTATCGATTATTGCTTCCGACATAATTTATTCCCAATCTGCCCCAGCATATTCGCTAAAGCTTTTGTAAAAACCAAGACTATCTTTTTCCCAACCATTAAAGACATAATCAAAGAGCCAATCTTTTGCATTCTCTTCGTCCATACCTTTAATCCATTCTTTCTCTTTACATTCTTGCCAAAGAGCTTCAAACTTCTGTTCTTGCACCTCGCCTAATTGCTGAATAAAATCACCAACAGCGTGTGCTTTATCATCTAATTCTGCTTTAACCGTAATACCATTTGTTTCTTTATCTATTTTCATAAGCTTATATCCTTCCTTTGTTGGAATCCATTGTAGGTTATCACCTTCTTTCCAACCCACTGCTGCGAGTTCTTCGTCTGTAAATTGAATAGCCAATTCGCCATCTCCTGTTTTGATTAGTTTTGTTTTTCTCATTATTTCCACTCCCAATCTTTACGGTATTTAGCGACTACTTCAACTAAATTATCCCATTCTTCCCAATCGAAAGAAAGGCTCTTACCTTCGTTCATTTCATCTTCCCCGGTAATCTTAAGATAAGACCCTGCTGCTTCATCATCTGGTCCAACTTTAATACAATTATAGATTGGATTCCATTGATGCGAGCCACATGAACCTTTGATACTTACTTGTGTTACTACTTCTTTATTTTTATTCATAATTTAATTTCATCCAATCTGTTTCTTCAGGCATTAATTCACAGCCAAGTTCTTGCAACTGCTTCGCTCGCCCTGCGATATTCATTCTTGTACCATAACCTTTTTTATGACACTGATAAACACTACCGCTTGCCCCAATGAATAGCCAATAGTCTCCATCATCTTTTACTTTAGAGATACCGCTATTAAGTCTCCAGCTGTCACCATCGAGATAACCTCCACTCCATCCTGCAAGAACTTTATAGAAATCTTCATCGACTT